CAAGACCTCATCTACTCGATGTTTGATGAAGGTGTTGTCGCGGTAGTTCCTACGGAAACAAACGTAGACCTGCGAAAGAACGCAACTGTCGATATTCTGGAGATGCGTATTGGTAAAATTACTCAATGGTATCCAGAACATGTAAAGGTAAACCTATATAACCCGAAACTCGCTAAACGAGTAGATATAGTTTTACCAAAAAACAATGTGGCAATTATTGAAAACCCATTCCGTGAGATTGTTAATGATTCAAACTTAACTCTGCGACGTTTACTTGATAAACTCGCGATTATTGACAAGTCTGACCGGAACTTGGCTAGCAACAAGCTAGATATCATATTGCAAATGCCGTATGCTACACGCAACAAGTCCTTCAAAGACCGTGCTGTTGACTCTATCCGTAATTTGGAAGAGCAATTAACTAAAAGTCCGCATGGTATTGGATACATTGACTCTCAAGAGAAAGTTATCCAATTAAACCGTCCGTTGACAAACGGTATCTTAGAAGAGATTAAAGACCTGAAGAAAGACTTGTACAGTCAATTCGGTATTACGGAGAATATCCTAAATGGTACAGCTAATGAGATGGAAACTCGTGCCTACTACAGTAGAACGATTGACCCAATCATCACGGCTATTGCTAAAGAGTTTGAACGTAAGTTCATCTCTAGAACAGCACGTACTCAAGGACACTTCATTGCGATTCAAAGAGACCCATTCAAGCTTGTTCCAACTGAACAACTTGCGACCATGGTGGATACCTTTATTCGTAATGCTGTAATGACTCCTAATGAAGCTCGTTCAATTCTTGGTTTCCCACCGTCAGAGGATGAAAATGCTAACCGCCTTTACAATCCTAATATGGCGATGGATAAACAAGTTGCGGGCTCAGAAGACCCAGAGTTGGCTGCGCTTGAGCAACAGGTTGCTGATGCGGAAGCTCAAAATGGCTATGAAAACTATGGGGAGGAGGACGAATAGTGCCAAAAGGATACGACTTCGCCGGTTGGGTTACAAAGAATGATACTTTGTGCTCAGACGGTGTAGTTATTAAACAGGGTGCTTTTGCCGGTGAAACACCAAATGAAGTGCCGTTAGTATGGAACCACCAACATAACGACGTTACTAGCGTTTTAGGGAAAGTAGTTCTCGAACACCGCGATAAGGGTACTTATGGTTATGGTTACTTTAACGATACAGAGTCTGCCTTACATGCTAAGCAATTAGTCAAAGAAGGTACAATTAAGGCTATGTCTATCGCTGCTAACAAAATTAAACGTGACGGCAATAATGTTGTTCACGGTAAAATCTTTGAGGTCAGTCTAGTATTGACAGGAGCAAATCCTGGAGCAAAAATTGAAGAATTTGTAGCTCACTCAGAGTATGGCGAAGAAATGAACTTCGTTATTTATCAACCTGCTGAACTAATTCACTCAGCTGAAGATGAACAAGAGGAGGACACAGTAGTGGACGAAACTAAAGAATTATCAGTTGAAGAAATCTATGATTCTATGACGCCTGAACAACAAGCATTAGTTGATGCACTAGTTGCAGAAGACGAAGAACCAGAAGTTTCTGAACCTGAACAAAAAGAAACTGAACCAACGGAGGACAATATGGTAAGACAATCAGCGTTTGATTCTCAATCAACACCAAATGAACAAGTGTTAACTCACGCAGACTTAACACCACAATTAGTTGCTAGCGCATCTAGTGAAACTGGAACATTAAAAGATATCTTAAAACACAACGGAATTAAGAATATCGAAATGCTATTCCCAGAAGCAGAGTTATCTAAGAAAGAACCAGAACCATTCCGCAACAACATGTTGGGAACTGAGAAAATCTTAGGTGGCGTTCATAAGAAACCTATGACTCGCTTCAAACATCGTTTCGCTAATATGACTGAAGAACAAGCTCGTGCTCGTGGTTATATTACAGGAACACAAAAATTAGAAAGTGTTATCGACTTCTTTGAACGTGAAGCAGCACCTCAAACTGTATACGTTAAACAATCTATCGACCGTGACTACGTAATCGATATCAAAAACTTCGATATTATCTTATATCTAAAACGTCAATTAGAACAAGACTTACGTGACGAATTAGCTCGCGCAATCTTAGTTGGTGACGGTCGTGAAAAGACTGACCCAATGAAGATTCGTGAAGACCGTATCCGTCCAATCATCAAAGAAGCACCATTCTATCGTATCGAGTTAACAGCTAACACGGTAAACGACTTGTTTGCTGCTGCAATTAAAGCTCGTAAACACTATCGTGGTGCTGGTGGATATACTGCATTTATTCACCCAGACTTATCAGCAGCTATCCGTTTATTACGTAAAGCTGACAACACATTCTGGGGTGGATTGGCCCCAATGGACGATGCACAAGTTGCTCGTGTATTAGGCGCTAAAGATATTTGCGAAACTACTTTAGTACCTGAGAAAGAAGTGCTTATGTTAAACCTTTCTGACTACTCTATCGGTTTAGATAAAGGTGGACAAATCACTAACTTCGAAGCATTCGACATCGACTTCAACAAACATAAGATGTTAACAGAAACTCGTTTATCTGGTATGATTGATGCACCTAAATCTATCATCCATATCAAAGTTACTACTACTGGTGAAATCTCTGGTGTAACTGATACGAACAAAGACGCTATCGACACTTACAACTCTGAAGAGCAAAAGGTGAAAGACGCAGCTAAAGAACGTGACCAATTCGAAGCTGGTGAACGTAAAAAAGTGGGAAAGCCACAACCAGCAGCGGGGGAGTCTCACCTAGGGTAGAACCTAACGTTGAGGCGTTTGAGTTTCCAGAGTACCTTATTAAAATAACAAAAGTAGCGAATGGTGATTGGATTGTTGACACGGTACGTACTAACATATCTGGTGTTCCAGGTGGAACCAGAACGATTACGTTGTCAGATATCACAGCGCATAATAATGTGCCTAATAGTCCAGTCATGAGACTCAATACCCATGTTATTAAGGTAGTCAACATGAAACCAGTAATAACTATCAACGACACTGACAGATTTTAGGTGACCTATGAGAGTCTCTAGCATTTTAGGTGTATCCTTGGGCCAAGTAGAGGACCCACAACACCCAGGAGTATTCTCCGACGCTATGAAAGAAATTCCGGTTACTGGCCTTCTCTTACGGGAGGGTCAGTATCCTAATAGGTCGGTAGAAGGAACTGTAACCAATGTAGCTCTACAAAACCGTATCTCAATCGTTATGGATTCACGCATTGAGAAACATATCTTCAATATCCGATGGGCGACTTTCGAAGGTGTGAAATTCGCTGTAACATCGATTGAAGTTAAGCGCCCTCGTATTGTTTTAACTTTAGGAGGTGTGTACAATGAATCTACTGGAGAAGCGGAAGCAACTTCACTCGAAGCTCAAAATGGCTTCTAATAACGTATACTTTAATCCGCCGGCTAACATCCAGCTTAAGTATCCGTGTATCATTTATCACCTATCCAATACTCAGTCTCTCTTCGCAGAGAACTCCCGCTACCAAACGCAGTATAACTTTCGGTTAACCGTGTTAGATTCTGCAGCGGACTCAGAGTTGGTGGTGAAACTATTGGAAATCTTTCCGACAATGGATATCGTGAGTCAACACGTCAGTGATAGACTATACCACACATATCTAGATTACAAAACATTTTAGGAGGAATACACACTAATGACAAAATTAGTATTCGACGCGGTTCAAGACCGTAAATATGAAAATGGTATCTCAAACGTGGCTTTATTCGTTTCTGACGGACAAAGCTGGTACAAAGAAGGTGTGGCTTGGAACGGTGTTTCTAAGTTCGCTGAACAACCTGAAGGTGGAGAAATCACTGCTATCTACGCTGATAACATTAAATACTTATCACTAGTTGGTGCTGAAAACATTAAATTCTCTATCGAATGTTACACTTACCCAGATGAATGGGCAGAATGTGACGGAAGCGCATCTTTAACGAAAGGCGTTAACATCGCTCAACAACCACGTAAATCATTCGCAGCAGCGTATATTACTAACGTGGCAACTGAAGCGAACCCTTCATTAGGACGTAAATTACATTTATTATACGGATGTAAAGCATCTCCTTCAGAACGTTCTTATGAAACTATCAATAATGACCCAGCTGCAATGCAATTCTCTTACTCAGGTGAATGTACTCCAGTTGCTGTTGATATTGAACAACACCGTCCAACAGCTTTAATCACTATCGATGAAGTAGAAGTTGGAGCAGACAAATTCAAGAAAGTCTTAGACTTCGTTTATGGTAACGAAACTAAGAACGCTAAAATGCCTAAACCAGGTGAAGTATTTAAATTAGCTAAGGGAGAAGAGGTAGCTTAATATGTTAAAACATCAAGTATCTTACAAAGACTTTGACAATAAGAGTGTGAAGGAAACATTATGGTTTAATCTTACACCACGCGATTCAGCAAAACTAACAATCAAATACGGAGATTTAGCAGCTTACGTTAAGAAAATCGAAAAAGAGAAGGACGCCGCAGCAATGATGGTGTTAATCGAAGACTTAGTATTAACTGCTTATGGGGAACGTTCAGAAGATGGACGCCACTTCGTACGTAACGATGAAATTCGTGAGCAATTCAGTTATTCATTAGCTTTTGAGGCACTATTAGGTGACCTATATTCTGACGAAAAGAAAATGAGTAAATTCTTTGATGCGCTCTTGAAACCACTAGTAGCAAGCGCAGGTAAATAACCATGAAACCACAAATCAATAGAACTGTCCCAACAGTGGACGATTTAGCTGTTGCACTAACTGAGGGTAAGTTTGGGGATTTCGAAGTCCGTAAACAAAACCTCGGTGCGAAGTATGAGTCAATTCAGGCGTTGGCGAATTTATCTTACGGTATTGAGTCCCGTGAGAATGTTGTTCGTTTACTCCGTGAAGCCGTTGCTGACGGTATCTATGGACAAGAGGAAACTCTCCGTCAACGTCTAGGTGACTGGTACGACGATGTAGTTAAACAATAGGCTAACTTAAAACTTAACTTAATTGTGAGGGGTGTTGAAATATACACCTCTTACTTTTTTTAGAAAGGAGAGATTGTTTAATGCTCAGAATTGACATCGGTACTACTGAGTATTGGGATGAACAGAATGAAGTTTTCGTCATGTCGGATGCGGAAGAAGTATATGAGTTTGAACATTCCTTATATACAGTTGCCCTATGGGAAGCACAATATAAGAAACCGTTCCTAAATCCGCATAATGACATTACTGACGAAGAACTTATGGGTTATATCTTAATCATGGGATACAGACAGCCCATAGACATTAACAAGCTGACAGCCGAGCATTTGCAAGAAATACTACAATACATGAATTCTGAACAGACCGCTACAACAATTCAGCGTGGAACAGAGACACCCACTCAGAAAATCATTACAACAGAAGAGCTCTATGCATCGATGTTTGAATTGGGTATCGATGTGACTTGTGAGCATTGGCATCTCTCTAGATTTCTCACCTTGGTACAAGTTATGGCTATTCGTCAAGGCGGTGGCAAGAAGATGAACCCTAAAGAGGTGTTAGCTCAAAATGCCGCATTAAACGCTGCTAGACGTAAAGCTTTAGGCACGAAAGGGTGATAAAGTGAAGACTGGTATTTACCAATCACAAAGCTGGGCTGATGACCCAGTGCTCATTAGAGCTATAAATAGTGACTCTAAAGGTAAGATGAAGCGATATGGTCAACGGGGTGTAGATAGTCTTAAGAAGAATACACCAAAGCGTTCAGGTCAAACCGCCAATGGTTGGTTCTACCGTCTAACGCAATCTAGTGAAGGTGTCTGGGAACTAGAGTTCTGTAACGATGCACACCCGGAGTCTCCTTTAAATATTGCTACGCTTATTGACAGGGGTCACGGTACACGTACTGGTGGATATGTTCCGCCGTACCCATTTATTTATCAGTCACTGGAGGGTGTCATGAACATGCTCTGGTTTGACATTACAAAGGAGTTGTTTTTATAGATGTCTAGTACAGAACGTAACTATAGGGTTACAATGGACAAAAGTGATTTTGACTCCAAGGCGAAGGGGCTCTTAAGCTTCTTCAAGAAGATTGACGCTGATGGTAAGAAGTTATCTTCTATGGATACTTCTGGTTCGGTTAAAGGTCTTAAGAATATCCACGACGCCGCTAGGAATGTAAAGTTTGATAACATTACTAACGGATTTGATACAATGCAAGCTTCAGCTAGCCGTAGCACGCAACTCATCAACGGGTTCATTATGGGTGTCGGCATTCAACTATCTAACTTAGCTGGACAGGCTGTTCAAACAGGATTGAAAATCGGGGATGCCCTAACGTTCAAAGGGGCTAGAGATGGTTTCCATGAGTACGAATTAAATATGGACTCTATTCAAACTATCTTAGCGAATGCTCCTGGGGAAACAACCCAATCGGTAAACGCTGCGCTTGATGAGTTAAACAAGTATGCCGATGACACGGTGTACAAGTTCTCTGATATGACGTACGCTATCGGACGTTTTACCGCAGCTGGTAATGACATGCAAACGTCTATTAAGGCGATTAAAGGTCTTTCAAACTATGCTGCGTCAGTAGGTGCTTCACCAGAAATCATGAAGAACGCCTATACGCAAATCTCACAAGCCTTATCAGCTGGTAAGTTCCAAGCGGTTGACTGGATGTCAGTACAAAACGCTAACTTGGAATCTGCTGGTTTGAAAAAGAAACTTGTAGAGAACGCTATTAGACGTGGGGACTTACAAGAGTCTGACCGTGACGAAGTATTAAGTAACTTCCGTGGGTCACTTGGGGATAAGAATACTAGAGGCTGGTTAAAAGCTGACAACTTCTTATCTGCAATGCAAGAGTTTGCCGAAGACCCTGCGATGCTAGATGCTGCGACTAAGGTTCGTACGTTCAGTAAATTAATCGATACATTACAAGAGTCGATTGGTTCTACATGGACGTCTACTTGGCGTATCATTCTTGGTGACTTTGACCAAGCTACGGAATTATTCACTAATATTAGTAATGCTGTCGGTGGCTTTATTTCTAAGATGAACGAAGGCCGTAACGTACTATTAGATGGCTGGTTGAATAAACTAGGCGGTCGTAAAGATATGCTTGAGGGTTTCGCTAATGTGTTAAAATACATTGGACAAGTCGCTGGAGTCGTATCTAAGGTATTCCGTGAATTCTTCCCTAAGAAAACTGCCGAAGACTTGAAGAGTTTCTCTACAAGTTTCTTGAAATGGTCAGAAGGGTTACATCTTTCATTAAGAAACATTACACGACTTCAAGATGCTCTTCGTGGGTTCTTCAGAGTCGTTCAGACTGTTCAAAATGGAGTTAAATTAATTGCTAAAGCTTTCCTAGACATGATACCATTCAAGGGTATTGGTAACATCTTACTTGCTGTAGGTGGTGCTATCGGGAAGTTTATTACAGCAATCGCCACTGGGTTTAATAAAATCCATGGACAAGCTTCTAAAGCTGAAAATAGTATATCTATATTTAAACGTATTGGTACACTATTAAACGATATCCTAACTTGGTTAGCCGGTAAACTTACAGAATTCGTTTACAAGTACGCTTGGTTCTTTGAACGTATCGGTGAGTTAGCTGCGACAGGTTGGATTAAATTCAAAGAATGGTTCGATAAAGTAATTGATTGGGCCAAAGGGTTCTTTGAATTCTTGAAACCATACTTCGGTAAAGTGGGAGAATTCCTAAAACCACTTATGGATTCATTAGGGCAAATGCTTAATACGAACCTTACTGCCGAAAACTTTGATAACCTACTAAACACTATTGGTAAAGCTATTAGTGACTTCTGGGGTTGGATTAGTGGACTAGGCAATGGTGCATGGGACCAAATCACTTGGATTGCAGGTGTGTTTGGTAAGATGTTCGAAGGGTTTGGTAAAGCAACCGGTAAAACAAATGTCTTAGAACGTCTAGGTGAGTCGCTTAAGAAAGGCGCCGCTAAACTAGGTGAAGGTCTTAAAGCTATAGAAGGTAGTATGAACTCTACAACTATTGGTAGGGCGTTCAACTTAGCTGTTGCTGCTCTTATCTCGGCATGGGCGTTCAAGATGTATAAGTCTGCCAAGAAGATTAATGCAACGATTGAAGAAATCTCGTTAATCTCACAAGCTATCCGCAAACCATTTACTGACTTAGGTAATGCCTTTAAAGAAGTTGGTAAAGCGATGGCGTTTAACTTGAAAGGTGCTGCATTTGTCCAATTCGCAATCGGTATTGGTGTCTTATCTGGTGCGTTGTGGGTACTATCTACGATTCCTGCCGACAGAGCATTAGTCGCTGCCACAATCATGGTAGGTGTATTCTTAGCATTCAGTAAGATGCTTAAGACTATGGATGGTACGTTAAAAGATGTATCAGGTAAACAAATCTTACAATTAAGTGCGTTCGTATTAACTTTTGGTTGGACCATGCGTAACATTGGTAAAACGATGCGTGAACTTGGTGCGTTAGAGGACGGTCAACTATTAAAAGCTACAGGTTCAGTTCTTGTAATTATCATGGCGCTTGGCGCTGTTGTTACTGCCACTAAGTCATTTGATGTAGAAGGTGGTATTAGAGGTTCTGTAGGTTTAGGTATTGCAGTTAACTTACTGATGATACCGATTAAAATCCTAGGTGAAATGGACACTGGCAAACTAGAACAAGGTGTAACCACAGTTCGAAACCTAATACTAACAATCGGTTTGTTATTGGTTGCTATCCAATTACCTGCGAAACTAGGTGGTAGCCTTAAACATGCCGCAGCGTCATTCCTAATGTTAGGCGTTGCTGTAAGTTTAATGGTTATTCCGATTGGGCTATTAGGTCGTATGCCGGAAGCCGTACTTAAACAAGGCGCTACTACGACCGTGTTATTAATGGTTGCGTTTGCAGGACTTACTGCTATTATCAACCACGTAAGTAAATCAGGTATGTCATGGTCATCCGTAGCTATGTTAGGTATGCTTGCTGTGGCTGTAAACATGATGGTACTTCCGGTGGCCTTATTAAGTGCGTTAGACGCATCTAAAGTATGGGGTGCCACAAAGACCCTAATTATACTTATGGCTACTCTGACCGGTGCTATGGTGGTTATTGCTAACTTACCAGACCCTTCAGCAAGTATGCTTAAGTTATTGGGTGTTACTGCTATTATGACATTGATATCCATCCCACTTGGGTTATTATCACTACTTAACCCACAAAACGTTCTAGCGTCTGCTTTAGCGTTAGGTGGTGTAATGTTAGCCTTATCTGTTGCTATGCGTATCATCGCTGGTATGCCGATAACAGGTATTGCTAAACTTAAAGGTATCATTCTAATGGCAGGTTCGATAGCAGTTCTATCGTTAGCACTTGCT